TCAGCGTGTAGGGGTCAGGTTCCGAGAGCTCGACTCAGGCGCCGAAGGTCGCGTCGGACAGACCGTAGTAGCGGGCGGCGGCGCGGCCGTGGTAGAGGGCCAGGCCCGCGTACCACTCGATACGGAGGCGGAGAACCGGGGAATCGTCCACCTCGCCCAGGTCGCGGACGCTCATGTCGCCGTTCTGGATTCCGTTCAACATGCCCGGCTGGAACGAGACGACGTAGATCGAGCTGGCGGTCGCGGTCGAGCCGCCGGCGCCCGTCTCGGTGAACGGCAGCGCCTCGGTCGAGCCGTTGTTCGTGGTGAGGATCGGCAGTCCCGCGTAGGTCGTGAGCTTGCGGCCGAAGGCGTCCTCGGTTTCCGCGATCATGCTCGAGGTGCGGAGGTACGCCTTGATATTGCGGACCATCGCCTTGTTCATGATCAGGTGGGTCGGCGAGTCCACCGCGTCGATCGTCTGGTCGAGCTTCTTCATCGAGCCGGCGTCGCCGCCATTGGTCGAACCGGCCGAAATCTTCTGGTCGCCGGTCAGGCGGACCTGGAGTCCGTCGAACTCGCGGGGCTCCGAGCTGTTGTCGCCCTTGATGAACTTCTGCGCCCATGAATCGGCGAGCGACTTGACCTTCATGCGGGCGCGGATCGAGCGGACTTCCTCGCCACGCGTCTGCACCAGGAAGCGGTCGACGTCGACGTCGCCGCCGATGATGTAGACGGCATCGGTCAGCGGGTTGAGCACGCCGGCGCTCGCGGTGTACGACTCGTTGACGCCACGGAACGCGACGCCCGGCAGGACGCCCTCGCGCTCGTACTTCACGACGCCGCCCGCGATGCTCTCGAACGGCAGGGCGGCGAGGATGTCGCTCGACTCGGCGAACATCTGGATCACCGCCGAACGCACCACGTCGCCGCGGTGGTTCTTGGAGGCTTCGACCAGGGTGATTGCGGCCATTCTTCGTCTCTCCTGTTACGCGACTTTCTTCCCGGCCAGGCCGAGAGAAAGGCGCTCGAGCGACGACACCGCGGACGCATCCGCGACGCCGCCGGGTTTGGGGTTGCCCGTAGCGTCGCTGCCGGTGGCGTTGACGCCCTTCTTCCACTTGTCGTGATTCGGGTGAGCCTTGAGGAGCTGCTCGGCGGCTTCCTTCACGTCGGCCGGCCGGGAGGGGTCGGACTTGGAGTAGAGCTTCGACTTCTTCTCCGCGTCCGCGAACGCGACCACCTGGTCGCCGTCGAGGTCGAACTGGCGCTCGAGAACATGCTCGATCAGCAGATCCTTGGTCGGGAGGTAGCCCTCCCAAATGTCCAGATCTTCGAGCTGCTTCCGCACCAGAATGCGCCGGAGCTGCGATTCGAGGCCGGTCGCCTTGGAGTTGACCTCCGCGAGCGCCGCTTCGTGCTCCGCCTTCATCGCCTTGACGCGCTCGGCGATCACTTCGTCGACCTTGCCCGCGTCGACGAGCTTCTTTTCGTCGAGGGCTTGCGCCAGCTTCACGCGCTCGATCGCCTTCGCGCGCTCGTCGGCCGACTTGCCGAACTTGACGAGCTCGCCCTCGGCGGATTCCGCCTTGGACTTCCACTCGTCGCGCTCGTTGCGGATCTTGCCGAACGTAGAATAGGCTCCGACCGCATCGAACGCGGTTTCGGACCCGTCCTCCAGCACCAGAACGAACTTTCCGTCCTGGTAGACCGGCTGATCGTTTTCCCCGAGCTTCAGTTTCGCCGCCATCGCGTCTCCTCGTCGGGCTCTCCGGCCGTCACGACCGGCGGAATCGCTCCCGCGCCCGTCCGTTGTCTGCGGCCGGCGCGTCGCGTCACGCGAGACACGCGCCGACCGTTCCGGGGTTGAGACTCACCCGGATCGGTGTTGCGTTGTGTCGCGTTGTGTTGCGGTGAGTTTTAGGCGGGGCGGCGCGAAACGAGACGTTCGAGCCTGGCCTGGACGCGAGCGAAAACCGTGTCCATCATCTCGGCGAACTGCGGGTCAATCCGTCGACGGCGGTAAACCTGGGCTCGGCTGCGCCCAATCATCTCGGCGGCCCGCTTCACGTTCCCCAACTCCGTATCCAGCGCGATCAGGAACGCCGAGCACCAGACGGGCTTTCGCACTAGGCCGCCTCCGCCCGAGAGACCCCCTCGCGCCGGTAGACCTGTTCGAGCGTGAGGAACTTCCCGGAATCGTTGAAGAATCGGTCGAACGCCACCTTGCCGGATCGCAGCAGCCGGGCGCGACGGACGCCCAGAACTTCGTTTTGCACATCAGCACTCTGCCGACCGATCCACTCGCGGAACGGTTCGCGGAAGGCGTTCTCCGACCCGATGAGATTCGGGATCGGTTCGCACCGACATTTCCAGTGAATCCGACCCGGGCCGTCTGCCCATGGAACCTTGTGTCCGATCGGCTTGTGGTCGAGGGTGTAGCGCAGGCCGTCGCGGATCGAGCAGATCGGGCAGGTGATCTGGTCGAGCGTGGCGAGCCAGGTGACGGATTCGATGAGGTCGGCGTTCTTTCGGTAGAACTCGTCGCGGGCTTGGGCGGCGACGTGCGCATAGGCCGTCTGCACCACGGCCGAAACGTCCCGCCGGATCACGCCGTCGAGGATGCCACCCCGATAGACCTTCGCGGCCCGGTCGTACCGCCCCATCACCCGCGAGACGATCTGCTGCGGGGTTTCGGACAGCGCCATGCCGCGCCGGATCGCCTGTTGGAGCGCGGCCATCCCGTCCGCCTCCATCTTCTTCGCCCACTCGCGCAGCAGGCGCCCCTGGAACGGTTTCGAGTCGACGATGGCGGCCAACAGGTCGTAGGACGCGACCGTAATCACACGACCGGCTGCCGCCGCCTCCGCCGTGGCGCGCAGAACGGACGCCTGGACGTCGAGCTCGAGCCGCCCGGCCGCCACCAGATCGCGGCGCAGCAGCTTCGCGGCCTCGACGTAGCCGCCCCGCAGGATCGCCCGCAGATCGCGCAGGTTGGCCTCCAGCCGGGCGAGCGTGAAGTCCGACGAGTCGTACCCTCGGGTCGCAATCCAGGCCAACCGCCGCTCGAAGTCGCGCTTGACGTCGAGCATGACCTCGCGCAACAGGGCGAGGATCTTCCGCTCGGTCAGGTTGGCGACGCGCTGCCGGCGGATCGCGTGGAGGATCAGGCGATCGAGGGCCGGATTGGGCGGCTTGGGTGGGCGGGGCACTAGACTCCGACTTCCCCGACGTGATTCCAGGGCGTCGCCGGGGACACCAGGACGTCGGCGTGAACCCAACACCCGCGCACCAACTGGCGAGCGACCCAGTTGTCAATTTTCCCACCCGCAACATGCCGCACCGCGACCCCGAGGCGGTGAACCTCCCCCGTCTTTGCGTCACAGAACATCGAAAGCGACGGGTCGCACCAACTTGCGACCACGTTGCGCCACAGCCCGTCATCGCATAGCGCGAAGATCTGCGCGACCGCCTCGGATTCGGGCGAGCCGGCGAGCAGCGGGAGCGGTTCGAGCGGACGGCCGCGGAATCGGTCGATCCGGTCGGCCAGGGCGCGGAAGCGGGAGGCGAGGGTCACGCCGCCACCTTCCCGCCCTCGTCGCCCCCCTCATCCTCCTCGACCCCGGGCGCCGGCCCCTGCATCTCGACCTTTTCGCGTTCCTCCTCGAAATCCGCATCCTCCGGGATCACGCCGAACTCCTGCCCGACCTTGAACTCCGTCTCCCGCGAGATCAGCCCGCGATCCGCCAACTCGCCGGCCGCCCGCACGATCGCCACGTCCCGCATCGCGGCCGTCCACTTCGCGTTGAACTCGACCGCGCCCCATCCGCCGTCGGCTCCGGGCCGCACCTCGCCCAAGTCGATCGCCGTGAAGTAGAGGGCGAGGTTGGTCGCATCCGTCCACTGCTGCACCCATGATTCGAGCCGCGACATGCGGGCCGCCTCGCTGTTCGCCTCCCCCTGCGCGGTCAACGGTTGCGACGAGTCCTTTTCGAGCGGCTTGGACAGCAGCGCGTCCATCCGCTTTTCGATGTTGGCGATCGTCGCCTCGACCGCCGACCAGCTCGTGCCCTCCGGCTCCGCGAACGAAACCCGCCCCTGCGACTCCGGGATCACGAGGAACCGATCGGCCGAATGCGACGAGCCGATCTGTTTCTTGAAGTCGTCGTAGGTGATACCGGACGCGTACATCCGCGGGAATCCGACCGCGTGCTGCGCGTTGTCGAGTGAGCCGGTCTTGCGGCAATGCGCGAGGTTCAGGTAAGCCGCATCGATCATCGGCGGCTCGGCCTCGAACGGCGCGTCCGCGTCCGTCGAGTAGGCGACGAACGGGATCTCGACGTGCGGGGCGCGCACACCCTCGTCGACCCTCGACCAGGACTTGCCGTCCGTGATGGTCAGTGGGTCGACGCCCACCTTCTTCGGCTCGAGCACCGCCCACACTTCCCACCGCACGACCGACGAGCCGTCCGCGAAGAACAGCCGGAACGCCGGGTGGTCGACTCCGGTCTCTGGGTGCGTCCAGGTGTCCGCGAGCTTCAGGTACGTCAGCACCTTCCGCCCGCCCAGAACCGCATGCCGCCAGTCCGCCACCGCCTCCCGCGCGTACGGCGCCCAGATCGGACGCAGGCCCGCCGCGCGCTCCTGCGCGACCGACCGCTCCCCCACGTTCTCGGTCTTGGGGAAGTCGATCAGGACGAAATCGCAGCCCTTCGCGGTGGACGCGCGGCAACGACGGCGCAGGAAAACGTGCGCGTTCGTGCCGCCGCCGTCCACGTCGTCGACGAAGCCCATTGCTCTGCTCTCCGGGTCGCCCTGGACGGCTCGCGGGGTATCCTCATCCCACTGCACCCGGCGCGAGAACACGCGACCCACCAGGTCGTCGATCCCGTCGCGGAAGCGGTTGAACAGGGTCAGCCGCGACAGTCGGTTCGCGTAGGGATCGACGCGAATCCCGCCCACCACGACGACGCCCGGCCCATCCGGCACCTCGCGGGGAAAGTAGGTGTCGCGGCGCGCGAGCAGCGCGGGCAACCCGCCCAACAGATCGCCCGGAAGCTGCGACAGTTCGACCAGCCGGGAGTAGCTCGGATGGGTTGCGGCCGGTTTCTTCGGATCGAACATTCGAGGCTCCTAGACGCCGATGAATTCGAGGGTGGAGGCGAGGCCCGGGGCGCGGTTGACGATCGGGAACTCGGAGTGGATCAGGTAGCCCAACGCATCGGTCATGTGGTCGAGCCCCGAATCCTTGTCGGGCTGCGAGGTGCCGGGCTTGTAGGTCAGATCCTCAAGCCCTTCGACCAGCCGGCGACAGTTGAGCGGGTGGACGAACAGGCGGCGCCGACCGCTCGCGTTGCAGCACAGCGCGTTCACCTCGTTGATTCGGTCGACGATCGGGATGGCCGCGCGGGGGACGATCACGTCGAATCCGTGGTCGCGCAGGATCGACAGGTCCGTCTCGCCCGCCGCCGCCGACGAGCGCCGCTGGTTGCCCGCCGGGTCGGGATAGACACGGATCGACCGACCACCGAACCGCGAGAGGATCTCCTGCGACATCTCGCGGGTGTTCGAGTTCATGATCTCGATCTCGCCCCAGACGTGGAGCTCGTCGCCGGCACGCGAAGCCAAGACCGCGCTCATCGGGTCGACGTTAAAGTCCATGCCGACCAGAATGTCTCCGCCGAGGTCGTGTAGGTCGTGGGACAGGTTCGCGGCTGCGAAGTCTCGGTAGACGCGCCCGTCGAGATCGGACGGCTCAGCCTCGTAGAGTTCCCGGAAGGCACTAGGCGAAAGGTCCTGGCGCGCGGCTTCGATCTCGTCGGCGTCGAGGATGCCGGCCGCGACCGCATCCCGCCACGTGATCTTCGCGTAGGCCGCGTCATTCGCCTGTCCGCGCTCGGCCTTGCGAGCGAACTTGTAGAACCAGTTCTTGCGGCCCTTGACGTTGCCGATGATCCGAACCGGCCCGCGCGTGGCGGTCAGCGTCGAGCGGACGGCGTACCAGCTCTCCTCGGAAACGCGCGAGGCTTCGTCCACCACGGCCGCGTAGACGTCCTCGCCGTAGAGGTTGTCGGACTTCTCCGCAGACTTGAACCAGATCATTGCGCCGTTCGCAAGCTCGAGTCGGCGCTCCGTGTCGTTCGATCGGTAGAGCGGGCGCGGAATCGCCCGTTTCATGCGCCGGAACGCGATCTCGGACTGCGGATAGACCGGCGCGACCCACCAGTACGACCGGCCCGGCTTGCCAGCCGCGGCCTGTTCGAACAGCCAGACCAGGCAGCCGGCCGTCTTGCCCGCCTTGGTCGTCGCTTCGATCAGCGCATAGCGCTCTGGTCCGAAGATCGCGCGAAGCTGGTAGGGCGCGAGCCAAGGGCGTCGGTACGTCGCGCTAGCCGTTGCCGTCGCTGTCGCCGGCACGGTCGAGATGGAAGGTGAACTCGACGGGAGTCGAAACCTTGCCAGAGTGTTCGAGTTGCTGTCGGTCCCCGAATCGCGCTGGATTGATCTTCGAGGCGAGCCACTTGCGGGTGTCGACGCGGAGGCGGTCGCGGACCGGATCGCCCGAGCCATGGTCCGAGATTTCTGCGGCCTCTTCGGCCAGAGCGTCGGCCTGCAACATCCGCGCGCGCGCGTATCGTTCGGCGAAGCCGGGAGGCTCGTCGTTGATTGCCCACATCGAAACGGTGGACGCCGCCGGCTTGCCCTCCTCGGCGCAGATCCTGCGCAACGTCTCGCCGTTCGACAGGCGACGCAGGATTTCGTCGGCCATCTCTGGGGTGTAGAGAGGCTGACCGCCGCGCTTCCTCGGCTCCGTCGCCTTCTTCGCAGCCTTCCGCGCAGCTTTCGCCATCGCGCTCCATTCCGGTTAGCGCGCTGGCGGTCCTCCCCCGCATGGCGAAGGATAGCACAGAAATCTGTGCACCGACCTCGACCGTGTCTTTACGTTCGTATCGTTCGTTACGTACGTTACGTACGTAGCTTCGCACGTGCACCGAACGTGCGCAGCACGTGCGCAGAACGTCTTTCTTTACGGCGCCGCTGCCCCGACTTTCCGGTTGAAATCGATCGCCGCCTGCCACGAATCCGGAACGCAACCGAACGCATTGGCGCACCAGACGGAGACGACGATCCGGTAGCGACCGCCCCCGAGCGGCTCCTTCACGGCGCGAGCGGCGATACGCGGGCTATTGCGGTCGGGGTTGTAGGTCTCGATCACGACGTCGGTCGCCGCCTGGATCTTGAATCCGGCGTTCTGGACGATCCAGAGCTGCGCCACTTCCCACTTGGCCTTGCAGTCGAGCTCGCCCTCGCACGTCGGAACCGTGCGCTCGAACTCCGAGCGGATCGCCTGCTGTTGCGGTGACGGAGCCGAGCTGCACCCGGCAAGCAAGAAAGCCAAACACAGCCACGAAGTCTGCCGCATCGCGCCTCCTATCCAGCCTGTTGTTTGTCCTCTTGGGCGAACGCTCTCCGCAGGGCGCGGAGAACCAGCTTCACGGACTCGACGACGCCGGAGGACCGACGGCACTTCGGAACCTGGGCGATATCCAATACGGCGTGCGCGTCGTGCGACTCTCTCCGGCGGTTCGTCTCGGTCAAGGTCGTCGCCCCCCCCCGGATATCGTAAGCGATTCGGCGCGGCTAGGGTTTCTCCGGTTCGTCGCCTAGCAAGCGAAGTAATACCCGACGGATCTGTCGGTCCCCGAGCAAGTGGGCGAGCAGCTTGAATCGATCCGCCATCTTGTCCTCGAGCGTTTCGGGAGAATCCGCCTCGGTGTAGACCGGCCCCAAGAAGTCACTCTTGGTGTTCGTCACCGCGTCGACCTCGCGCTGGAGTTGTAAAAGATTTCTCACCCCGTACGCGAGCAGCAGCGACTCGAACGCATCCACGCCGGGAACCGCCTTCGCGTTCTCGTAATCCGAAATCGAGCGCTCCGACACACCCGACTTTTCCGCGGCCTTCGCTTGGGAAAAGTCGGCCGCCCTGCGCAACCGCAGGAGCAGTTCCGGGAGGGGTCCAAACAGGGTCAACGGCGGCGACGATACCAGCCAAATCGTTGAGCCGCCGCGAGTTGTAGGATGCTTCATCATTGACGCAGAAAGCTGTTGACATTGGCTGCGGTTTCCTGCACAATACCCCGCATGATCCTGCACGACCTCAAAGCGCACGAAGCCCTGCGCGTCCTCCGCCAGCGCCACGCAATGACCCAAGAGCGCGCCGCGTCGCTGTGCGGATGCGACGAGCGAACCTGGATCGACATCGAAAAGGGCCGGCTCCTTCCGGGGCTGCAAATCGCCACCGAGATCGAGCGCGAGTTCGGCATCCCGGTCGGCGCGTGGTCGCACGTGGAGGCGGCGTGAGCCGCACCAAGACCGTGCTTCACGAGATCACCTACGCGCTCGCGCTGCTGGCGATTGCGATCTTGGGCTACGCGGTCGGCACGGCCGCGTTCGACGTGATCGCGGGGTGGATGCGGTGAAGGTGCGCCGCGCTCGCTCGCGCAGGATGGGCCGTCGAGCGGTGGCGGAATTCCAGCGCGGTCGCTCGGCGTGGCGGCGCAGTTTGAACCGTCGCGCGGCTCAGTCGTCGCGTCGTTCGTCGTCGCAGTCGGAAGGGGGCGCGGCGTGAGCTTCGGTTCCGTCCTCGTTCGCGGGAATCGGGTGCCGCGACGCGCGCAGCCGCTCGAGGCGGGCGAGCGCGCGGTCCGTGCCCAGGTCGGGCCGGCGGGCGCTGCGGATCTGACGGCGACTCGCACGAGCTCGGCGCGCCACGAGCCGATGCTACCGCAGAGAGTCGAGCACGGCTCGACTCATCGCCAAGCCCAACGGAGTCCATTCCTCGATGCCGGGGTCGCGCCGCCCGCGCTGGCCATGCGTCCCTCCTCCCCTGCGCCGCACCTGGGCGGCGCGGCCCCGGCTCTTGGTGTTGCGGATTGGCCCGGCCTGTTTGAGCTGGAGTCGTGTCATGTCCGCTAGGTTGCCCCGCGGCCCCCGCGAGGTCACGTTCAACGATGCGGGCGCGGTGCCCGCGCGACTGGAGCGCGAGTGCCGGTTCGCCGCCGACGAGTTCCTCGACCGCGACGCCGAAGCTCTCGCGCACCGCTCCGGCCTGTCGGCCCGCGTGGTCAACCACCAGCGTGAGCGACACGACGACCGGCGCAGCGCGCTCGAAACGCTCTGCCGGATGCTCTACGGCGCCCGCGACCTTGGGTGGGCGTTCGATCGCCGGATCGCCCTGGTGCGCCCGATCCTCGACGCGCTCGGAGCCGACGCGCACATCCGCCCGGGAGCCGGCCGCGAGCGCGGGCCGCTCACTCAGGCCGCGATCGCCGCCAAGGCTGCCGCCTGCGCCGCCACCGACACTGTGCTCGCGATGGCAGACGGCGAGATCTGCCGCGCCGAGGGCGACGAGCTCGGCCGCTCCATCGTCGAGACGATCGAACAGTTTCACCGCCTGCGTCGCGAGGTCGAGGCGGCCTCCGGCGGAACCGGACTCAAAGCCGTCTGAATCGGAAAGGGGAAACGATGACGAATCCGAAGAAGAAGTACCCGCTGCTCTCCGCGATCCCCGGTCTTGGCGCCGGCAAGATCGCCAAGCTGATCGCGCAGTTCGGCTCGGAGTCGGCGGTGCTGTCCGCGCACCCGAGCGAGTTGCGGATGTGCGTCTCGGCCGCGATGGCCCGGAAGATTCACGACGCGCACGTCAACAGCTTGGGCGCGGACGTTCCGAGCACCCCCGAAACCCCGCTCGGAGAGCAGATCGACGGCGGACACGACGACGCGGACGACTACGCGGCGGCGGTGTAGCGATGGCCCGCTGTGAGAAGCGCACCGTCATTCCAGAGCCGCCGCCCGAGGAGTTCGTGTTGACGCTCTCGAAAACCGAGGCGTACACGCTGACCAACGCGATCATGCACGGTATCTGCTGGAACGAATCGCCGGGCGGAATGATCTTGAACGCAATTTACATGGCGCTCAAAGACGCCGGAGTTTCGGTGGGCTTCGGTCAAGAATTCATAGACCGCAAAGCCTCGAAAGAAACCGGCTACACGCACGTTAGCCACTCTTTCAATCCCGAGGGCTGGCGCGAGTCCGCCTGACCTGAAAACAGATTGCGCCGGCCTGTTGCGAGCAGGACCGGCGCGGAGGGCTTCGGTAATGCCCAAGAAGAATAGCACGATCTTTGACGAGACGAAGCTGCGCGAGGAAATCGTGCGGGTGTGGGGCGAGTACGGCGCGCACGCGGAGGTGTACGACCACCTGCTCGCGGAACTCGCCCGCGTGAAAGCGCAGCGCGACGCGCTGGCGGAGGCGCTGCGCGACATCGCGGACTGGCTCGCCGGAATGAGCCGCACCGATCTAAATCGGAAGATTCGACAGCACGGCAGCGCCGAGGGGATCGC